CCTTGTTGTGACGGTTCCGGCTGGTCAGGTGATCGAGTGCCAGTTTACTGAAGTAACACTTACTGCCGGTTCTGGGATTGCTTACTACGACTGATGTTTATCAAGACATCCATTGGTGATAAAAGCATAGACTGGCTTAAGGATAGGCTCGGGATTCAGCGCATTCGTGGTTTAGAGAAAACCAAGGTTAAGGGTGACAACATTGAGGATGGTCAGATTAGCGCGGACAAGCTAGAGTCGGCATCCAATGGCCAGTTGCTTATCGGCAATGGTTCTGGGTTCAGCAAGTCAACGATTACGGCTGGAGCTAACGTTACTGTAACCAATACGTCTGGTGGAATCACGATTGCATCAACAGGTGCAAGCGGAGGTGTCCCCGGTGATGGGGACTATGGCGACATCACTGTAAGTAGTTCTGGAACTGTCTGGACTATTGACAATGATGCGGTGACTTTAGGCAAGATACAGAACATCACGTCTGACAGACTTCTTGGCAGAGATAGTAGTGGTTCTGGGGATGTTGAGCAGTTAACTGTTGGTGGTGGTTTGGAGTTTACTGGATCTGGTGGCATACGAAGAGGTGCGCTGACTGGTGATGTAACGGCATCCGCTGGTAGTGGGGCGACGACAATTGCATCAGACTCCGTAACGTATGCAAAGATGCAGAATGTTTCTGCCACAGATAAGATTCTTGGAAGATCTAGTGCTGGTTCTGGTGACGTTGAGGAAATTACCTGTACGGCTGCTGGGAGAGCACTATTGGATGACGCTACTGTGTATGACCAAAGGTCAACCCTTGGCTTGGTTATCGGCACGAATGTCCAAGCATATGATGCAACCCTGCAATCGTTGTCAGCCCTAGGCACTGCCGCTGACAAGCTCGCGTACACCACCGGAGTAGATACTTGGGCTGAAGCCAGCATTACTCAAGCTGGTAGGAACTTATTGGATGATGCTGATGCTACAGCACAGAGATCTACCCTTGGACTTGGCAGCATGGCCACGCAAAACGCTGGGACTGTTACCATTAGTGGCGGCACAATTGATTCAGTAGTTATTACTGGTGGAAGTGTTTCAGGCATAACGGATTTGGCGATTTCTGATGGTGGAACTGGGGCTTCTACAGCTAGTGCCGCAAGGAACAATCTTTTGCCAAGCCAATCAGCAAGTGCTGGTGAGTTTTTGAGGACTGACGGGACAAACGTTTCTTTCCAGAAGGTTCCACTTGGAGATACGACTGCCGTAAGCGGGACGCTTGGGGTTTCCAATGGTGGAACTGGGGGAACTCTTCCGGTTGCCAATGGGGGAACTGGGGCTACAACTGTTGCAAATGCTAGGGTCAACCTGTTGCCATCGTACAGTAGCAATGCCAGTAAGGCACTTGCATTAAACTCAAGTGCTTCAGATGTTGAATGGGTTACGGCAACCAATATCGGCACACCAAACACTTTTGCAAAGAGAAGCTCGACTGGTGGTTGTCAATTTAACTCAAACTCCAGCAGTGCAGCACTTGTGGCCGGCAATACAAGCACAGGCGTGGGGGCTGAAATTTATGGCGGTGGTAACCATCATGCGTGGTTTGGCGTAAATGGGGTTGATGACCTAATCAGAATTAGTAAGTCTAATTTTGGGATTGAGTGGTTTAAGGAGGGATCAGCATTAAATGGTCTACTAAAACCAGCAACCCAAACGGACAGCAGAACATGGCAATTGCCTGACCAGTCTGGTGTTATTGCATTAAAAGATCTTCCTAGGGGGCAACTTTACTTCCAAGGCAATTCATCCACGATGTCATTATCGACAACGTACGCTAAAATTAGCCACTCTAGTACGCTAGATACCAGTACAAGCATTAATTTTAGCAGTCCAGCAAATTGCAGGTTAAGACATACTAGCGACTATAGCAGGGTTTTCAACATAATTGCCACTTGTGATGTTCAAAATACTACTGGTTCTTCAATTGAGGTTTCAGCAAAATTGAACAAAGGTGGAACCTTAATAGATGCGACTCAATGCAACGCAACTGTTCCCCATAATGGAATCGGGAAGCTCCACATAATGTGGATTATTGATATTGCACCAAACGACTATGTTGAGTTATTCTTGGCTTCCACCAGCGGAACTCCAACGGTAACAGTGGTGAGAATGAAAATGCAAGCAACCTGTTTAAGTTAATGCCAGCATATCGTTCATTTGGGGGACTTGACGACAACATCCTAACGGATGGTGATCCCAGTTTTGTTGGTATGAACCAGCGGTTGCAGCCTAATCAGTTGCAAGCTGGAGAGGTGGTTTTGTCAAAGAACGGACGCATGGATGGGTATTGGCAGCCACGAAAAGGGATTGCCCTGCGTAGTGGTGCGTTGGCATCCAGCGGTTCACCATTGAGATTGCCGTTCTTCTTGATTAACTCAAACAAGGCGATTTCCAGCGCGGCAAGTTCAAGTAATGTTGTGACGCTAACATTTGGGTCAGCGCATGGCCTTACTGGTACAGCATACGCAACGCTTGGTAATGTTCAGGTCACTACGGAGCCGATCACAGGGATTAAGGCTGGTTCTTACCAGATGACTGTTGCATCAGCCACGACACTTACATTTTCTTACACAATTGCTGACAACCCTACCCTAACAGTCAATGGGACTTATGGGTACATCAATTCACAGATTGATGATGATGCTGTAACATCCATTTTGGGATCTTGTTTGTTTAGCGATCCAACAAGCAACAATGACGAAAGCATTATTCTTGCTACAGGATTAAATGCCAAGAAGGTAAACCTTACAACTTACGCGGTCACAAATATACCTTACCCAGGTAGTGCTGTTTTGTCTGGTGAGGTTAACATGATACAAGCATTCGACAGGGTTTACTTGTTTCGAGATGGAGGTAATCAATCTTTTGAGTGGCTTCCACAAGGCCGAGTAATCACTGCTGCGGCACTTTCTTCAAACGTTGTCACAGTAACAGTTAAGGCCCACGGACTTGATACTGGGGATCAAGTAACATTATCTGACCTTACCTACACTGGAACAAACCCAAATGGGTTGAGAACAATAACTGTAGTTACTGCTGATACCTTTACTTTTTCTCTGACATCAACCAACGAGACCTATGGTGTTACCAATGCAAAAATGGTTGCATCTGGTTTTACAAAGGTTTTGGGTGGTGCATACACAGCACAGCAGGCATTTACAATCAATAGTAGTGCCGTTGCTGTTTCGGATGGTCTCTTGACCGCTACAGTAACTGGAAACACGACAATTCAAGTTGGTGATTTTGTTACCATTCACTACACAGAGATTCCGCAACTCTCTCAACTACAAGGCAACCAGTATCAAGTAGTAAGTGCTAGTTCCACTGAAATAAAGTTTTATGTTCCTGCTGGGGACATAACTGCTGGAGGTTCGGACTCTTTTGAATTTGGTGGTAGATTCTCCATCGGTGGTGGATTTACCCATATGCCAGCACCTCCGTGGGGCAGCTACTTCCAAAGACGTTTGTGGGTTCCGTTCTGGTATGATGTTAGTGATACCGCATTATCTCCAGATTATACGGACAGAAATGAGCGGGATCAGATTCTAGCGTCAGACATTCTCGATGGTGACACCTACGATCAAATCTTTAGCCAGTTCCGAATTACGGCTGGTATTGCCGACTTTACTGTTGGATTCCACTCGTTCTACGATGACAATCTTATCGTGTTCAATCGGAATAGTATCCATCGTGTTAGGGGGACACAAGGAAGCCTTGAGGATACTGTAGTAACCGAGCTAACAAGCGAAGTTGGATGCCTTGCTAGGAAGTCTATTGTTGGATTTGCCAATGTGGTATTCTTCCTATCGGATAACGGTGTCTATGCCATTGAGTTCCTAGATGAATACAACTTGCGTGGCGCGAGTGAGCCACTATCAAAGAACATACAGCCATTCATTGACAGAATCAATAAATCGCTGGCAGATAAATCTGTTGGAATATTCTACGACAATCGTTACTACATTGCTGTCCCATTGGATACTGTTGCCGGGGCAAATGACGCTACAGGCAACAATACGATTCTGATCTACAATACCCTAAATAAATCATGGGAATCAGTAGACACCTTTGCAAATGGTGAATTTAACATTCTAAATATGCACTACGGCAAGGTTGGTGCAAGGAATACATTATTCTACATCAACGACCAAGGTGGCATTCATGAGGCAAATGCTAGTGATACGCCAATAGACAGCGCGTCTTTAGACCCACTTGGCGGCTCTACAACATACAATGTTTTGTATGAGCTTCAGACTAGGGGTTATACTCTTGGAACATACGACCGCAAAAAGTTCTCCGTGGCTCAAGTTCAATGTCAGGCAAACGATCAAAACACGGATGCTGTATTCCAGTTTTCAACTGAAGATCCAGACTCTGACAAGTATCAAATTGGTCAAATCAACACGCTAATCGGGCAAGATTTACCACCTAATGAGACTGCCAATTTGCGTATGCGTATTGGGAATGCCCGTGGATTCTATGGCCAATTGACAATTTTGCCAAATCTGTCAGGATCGCAGGGGGTTGGACGACCGAAGGTTAACTCAATTTCTGTTGATGCCACAGTCACGAATAGACAAACAATCTCACAATTCTAATTATGGCGATTCTTGATACAACAAACACATTTGTTGATGGTGAGCAAATTACAAGCACCAAACTAAACAATATCATTGACCAAGCTGTATTTAAAACTGGGAACCAAGAGGCTGTCGATGGGACTACTTTGCTGGTTGATGCTGGTGGCTATTTAAAAGTTGGAACAGTGCAAACGGGAAACATCGCTACGGGAGCAGTAACTACCGTCAAAATTGCTGATGCCAATGTGACTCCAGCAAAGCTTTCAAACTCTGATTTTGGAGATTTTACTGTTTCATCTGGCGTTGCAACAATTGACAATAGTGCCATTACAACAGCCAAGATTGCTGATGATGCAGTAACGACTGCAAAAATTCTTAACGCAAATGTGACTCCAGCTAAACTGGCGCAGCCATTGACGTTGGGAACATCACAAGCAAGCACATCTGGAACATCCATTGATTTCACTAATATACCAAGCTGGGTCAACAGGGTTACCATAACACTCTTTGGTATTAGCACAAATGGTAGCTCAAGGAAAACAATACAGCTTGGAACTTCTTCTGGATTTGTAACTACTGGTTATCTTGGAAGTATGTCCGAAATCGCTGGTAGTGGTGCTGGTGGAACTGCGCTTGCTGGATCTGGATTAGCAATTAGACAAACAGGAAATACAGATGTAATACACGGTACTGCCACTTGGAACAAAACAACTGGCAATACTTGGATCGGCAACTTAATGGTTGGATTTTCAGCTGGCTCTACATCTACAATGTGTTTTTCTTCTGGTTCAATTGCTCTTGCTAGTGCGTTGACTCAAGTGAGAATTACCACCGAAAACGGAACAGACGCGTTTGACGCTGGTTCTATCAACATTATGTACGAATGAACCCATGCATAACCAAGGCATTCAATGACTACACAGCAAAAAACCACAACTTTGAGCAGTTGCTTGACTGGCATCTGTGCAACGGTTTTGTGCTTTGCCAGCCAGAGTGCTTCTGCATGGGATACTTCTCTGACTCATTCAACCCTGAGTTACCAGTCGAGCGGTATCACGCTGACACATTGTTTGTCACCTATTGCTCCGGTCACATGCAGCCTATTCTTGGGGTCTTCAATAACCAGTTCGACTATGTTGCCTTCAAGCGAGACTTCAAGGGGTCAAGCAGAATAAGACTTTGGGATTACGATAAAACATTTAACAGAATAAAATAGTATGGGATCAGTTTTCAGCGGAGACGCACCATCAGTGCCAATGCCGACCGACATTTTCAAGGTTGGGAAGAAGGGTAAACCTAGCGTTACACAACAGCAATTGGCAGGAGTGTCTGGGTATTACGGCCAAGCATTACCAATGTTTTTGGGGATGCAAGGTCAATATACCCCGCAGTTTTTGCAGCAAGCATTTGGATTTGGTGGTGAAGCATTAGGTGGAGTTCTTGGCCTTCAACGAGAAGCTGGGACTGGTGCAGCGCAACAAATGGCCGATCTGCGAGCGCAGGAACTTGGCACGATGACTGGCCAGACTGGGTTGTTTAGGACGCTTGCTGGTGCGTTATCTCCAGAACAACAAAGAATTGTGGAAATGGAAGCCGCCGAGGCTGAAAGGGCAACACAAGCAGCACGTGGGCTTACTCCAGAAGAACAACGAGGAGCCGAGCAACGCGCCCGTGAGTCATTCGGTGCAAGGGGTATGCTTGGGTCTACTGGGTCTGTGGCAACAGAGGTTTTGAATCGAGAAAATGTTTTGGCAGCCAAGCGCGCAGAAGCAGCAGGAGCAAGAGAACGTTCATTTGAGGCTGCATCTTCTTTCTACACGCAACCGGGACTCCGTATGCTTGGAGCCACCCCGGCGTCATATGAGGCAGGAACGAGGCTTGGATTGACAGGTCTTGAACTTGGTCAATCGCTTGGGCCGCAACTAGACTACAACCTGCCACTCAACCTCGCCCGTGAGCGTGCTGGTGCGCTTGATGCGCGTAATTTGGCTCAATACGAGGCCGACATGCAAGCAAAACAAGCAAGAAACGAAATGTTTGGCAAATTGATATTTGGGTCAGGTAGTGGTTCAGGTAGTGGTTCAGGCAGTGGGTCAGGTGGTGGAGGTTTGGGTGAAGCTGTTGCTGGATTTGCTCAAATAGCAAGATTTTCCGATCGTCGTTTGAAAACAGACATCAAGCGTGTTGGCGCAACTAATAGTGGTTTGCCAATTTACACCTACAAATACAAGGGGGATAATGTGACACAGATGGGTGTCATGGCTCAAGATGTTGAAAAGGTAAATCCAAATGCAGTTTCTGAAATTGCAGGATTCAAGGCAGTAAACTACTCACTCGTAGACTAAAATTATGGCACTAGTAGCAGGACAAGTACAAACATCTGGATACAAAATTCCAGATTATTCTGGAGCAGCAGCAGCAGGTGGCGCAGCAGCGGCAGCACCATATCAAGCTGTTACTGGATCGATTGATCAATTCCAGCAAAAGAAAAAAGAGAACCAAGCACTAAATGCAACCAAGAAGTCAGCAGAAATGCAGATTCAGAGCGCGATTAACTTGGTTGGAGATTCCATACCGGGATTCAAAGAGCAAGCGCAATCTGTGCTAACTCAAATGAATGACCCAAGTTTGTCATTGTTTGAACAAGCCAGTATTGCACAAAATGCTGAAGGATTAATTAGGAGTTCTTTCAACATGATGGTTGAAAGGGAACAACTAGAAACACTCCGCGCAAGACGCGCAGCAATGGGCGGTGGAGGTACTGCGCCGGCTGCTCCTCCAAATGCTGGACAACAAATTATTTTCTAATAATGAAATTGGTAGATTTACTTTCCCCAAACAGCAACATTCGATCTGAGGTAAGCAAGATTGAGTCAAGGCTTTCATTGCTTGAAAGTCGTGGCTTCGGTGATGATGCAAAGATTTACAGGGAAAATTTGGCTAATGCCATCAAAAACCAAGATCCAACAACATTTGCAGCACTTTCAAGTGATGTAGGAATGTTATTTTCACAAGCAAGCAAGTCATCACCAAGCAAAGGAGCTACCTTTAAGACTCTAACTGAAGAAGAAGAAGCTGCCATGTTGAATGGTCGGCCAAGCCCAAGTGTTTTCCAAATAAGTTCTACAGGAGAATTAAAAGAAGTATCACCTAGAACATACGCATCACCAGAAGAAAACGCAAAACAAAAAGAGATTGAAGCGCAATACACGATTCTGAATGAAAGAAGAGCACAGGCAGAATCAGCTTCCGACTTGTTGCCACAAGTAAATAGAATGGGGAATCTTTTGGATCAAAACATAAAGACAGGAAGGTTTGAGTCATTGGTTTTGCCAATCAAACAATTTGCTGCTGATCTTGGATTCCAAGCACCAGATGTTGCAACTCAAGAAGAATTTAGAGCATTGAGTGGTAACGTTGCACTTGGATATGTCCAAAAAACAAAAGGTGCGATCTCAAATGCAGAAATGGAATTTTTTACTAATAGAATTTCACCGGGCATTGGCCTTGATGAAAAAACAAACAGGCAACTTGTAATGTTTTTGCGCGAGGCTGCAAAGAAAGAAGATAAAATTGCTGACGCAATCCTTGAAGGACAAGAGAAGGGGGAAAATCCCTATCAAATCCAAAGACGGATTAGGGCAATCAAAAACGACAATTCAATTCTTAAAGCATTTGGTGTTTCAGAAGATGGCCAAGTTGCAGGAGAAACAAGGCCATTGTTCAATCTTGAAGAACAAAAAAGAATCCTTAAGGAGGAAGAGGCTCGTTTAAGTGAATAAACATGGCTACCGCAGACGTAAACAAAAAAAATCCACAAGAAGAGCTTGAGGAAATAAACAATCTTCTTGGGAGATATTCCTTGTTGACCGAATCTGCTATGCAGAAAGGTCAAAGAGATAAAGCACAGCAATTCCTTGCCAAGAAAAAAGAACTTCTTGCTGAAGCAGAAAGAATCCAAGTAAGTCTCGATACGCAACAAGATCAAGTCGCTGGGCAAGAGTTGTCACAAACAACAAATGCTGCGGAATCACTTGCTCGTGGCGATTATAAAGAAAAAAGCTACTTTGCTCCATCAAAGTACGCACCCGCAATGCCATCAACTAGCGTTGCATCAAAATCAAAACAAGAGAAAAACTTAAAGCGCGACATTGGAACATATCTTGGTGTTGATCCAAAAAAGGTTGATACATCTGGTTTGCCAGCAGAAGACAAAATTAAGCTGGCTGCATTAAATCAACCAGAATCAAAAATTGAGTATCTCGTTAACAAGTATGGAGGCGAAAATCTTTTCGACATAAATCTTGATGGAAAAAACAGGTTTGTCGTGCGTCGAGGTGATGGATCATTCTTACTGTCAGGCAGGGGAGAGGTGGAACCTACTGACACGCTTTCACTTGGAACCGAGGTTGCTCCAACAATTGCTGGTGCAATAACCATAGGTAAAACAGGCAGCCCACTTGCTGCTAGTGGTGCTTATGCTGGTGTCGGAGCAACTCAAGACATGCTGATGCAATACCTTGCTGGTGTTGAGGTAACTCCAAAAAGAGTTGCTGGACAAAGGTTAACTGAAGCGGCATTAACGTACCCAATTGACCTTGCTACAGCAGGGACAGCTAAGTTTTTATCAAGAAGGATTGGCGAGGATATGTTCAATAGATACGCTAATGAACTTACTAGAGCGAAGGATGTGTTGACGTCAAGGATGTCCGCGTCTGAAGCCGCAAAAGTATCCTTACCAAAAACAATTGAGTTCGGCCCTCGCGCCGTGGCAGGGGAAAGAATCCTTGCTGGCATGTCTCCAGAGAAAGGATTCTCAAGGAAGATGCGTAGAACGCAGGAAGCATTGGCTGGAGAGTGGGAAAAGTTTTTGGGTGAAGTTCCCGGTGAACCAACTGCACTTACTCAAACAGCTTCTGATGTTTTGAAGCAAAGGTCTGATTTGGTTGATTTGCTTTCATTCGAAACTAGGCAACCCAAAAGGGTTATTGAGGGATATCTTGATAGCAAGATTTCTGGATTCAAAAAATCTGAATTTAACAAAACTGAGCTCGGCAATGGCTTAACCTCCCTTGCAGGGGAGTTCGAACAAAAAGCTATTAGCATAAAAAATGATTCGTATGATGAATTGTTTCGATCTGCTGATTCTGCTGGATTATCTACAGATCCCAATGCATTGCGATCATTGATTAGACAGTTTAGAATCGAGTCGTATCCAAAAGAAAATCCAGCAGTTAAAAAAGTTGAATCCGCACTAACGCGGAGAATACTTGGAGGAAAAAGATTGTCTGTTTTGCAGGGCATAATTGACAAGGGCAAAGAACTCACCCAGTTTCAGAAAGAAGCATATCAAGAATTGATGCAGACGACTGGCCCAATCAGTGCAAATGAGTTGGACACCTACATAAGAATCATTAAAGATGCTGCTCCTGCACCGGGACAAGTTGCTGGTGCTGGCACTCAAGCTGAGGTTGCCTCTGAAGTTTCAAATAAACTTTCCAAATGGAGGGATGAACTTTACGATGATGCTGGTCTTACGGACTTGCGTCAAAAAGCAATCACCGATTATGATGCCAGAATGGCTTTTGAGCGCGGCACGCCGGGACAAATACTAAAGGAAGTTCTTGGAGAACAGGTTAAAACTCCATACGATGTAGTTGATCTTGTCTTGAAAGAGCCAACCACAATCAATCGTGTTGTTGGTTCATTAAAGCAGTATGCAACTACCCCAAAGCAAAAACAAGCATTTGACAAAGCGATATTCGGGCTTCAACAAGCATACATAGAAAAAACGCTTGGAACTGGTTATTTACCATCTAGGGTCAATTTTGATGTTGGAGTTGTGCGAGCTTTGTGGGGAGAATCTGGAGATAGGATGGTTAAATCGCTGAGCGGTGTAAACAATGCTTTGGCAAAATCAAAGTTGGACACAAATCTAACAATGGATGATGTAAACCAGCTTTATGGCGCATTAGATCAAGATTCAATAAATAGCGTTACCCAATCAATTATTGCTAGGAAAACTTATGAGCAGGGAATTGAAAAGTTGACTAACAGTCAAATCTACAAGTTAGCGAAAGAGTCTGGTTTTGAAAAGGTAGATCCAGATTCTCTTTCTCAATTCATCTTGAGTCCAAACACGACAATTACACAAACAAGGGATGTGTGGAAATCGCTTAATGCAGAAGACAAAAATCTTTACAAAGCAGATTTCACAAGAGCATTGTTAAATAAATACCCATCAGCAGGGTTTACATCCAATAAACCTTACATCAGATTTTTTGATTCTGAAAGGTTTCTAAAAGATGTAAATGGGCTGGATGACTTTGGTGACAGAATACCATCTGATTTAAGGAATAAACTAGAAGTTGTTCTTGGAAAGGAACAAGCGGATTACATAGAGTCATTTGCAAGAGTTCTAGAGTCAACAACTCCGATCGCCAAAAAGGACAATGAAACCATAAGAGCGACAATGGGTCTTGGTGGTGTTAGTGTTTACATGGCTCAAGGGGTAACCAAACCGGTTAGGAATTGGCTAATGGCTGGGGCCTTGAGTAGCGGGGCTATGGAGAAGTCTGGAATTATTCGGTTTATTGCAAAAGATTCTGGCGTAGAGGCCACCGAACAAGCATACAAGAATATGATGAAAAACTTGTTCACCACAAGGAGTGGGCTTACGTCTCTTTACACTCAAGCAGCGGAAGATGAGGAGTTTGCTCAATACCTTTCGGAACTCAATCAAGGAATGAAATCCGATGAGGAGATGCTAAAACAAATGAAATCCGAATAACATGCCAAAGAATCCTACTAAAAAGCAGGTGCGCTATCTACTGAGCAGCGTGTCACCATTGTCCACCAAGCAAAAGGACAAGTTCAAAAAAGAATTGCATTCTGGCAAGGCCAAGGTAAGAAGGTCGGTGAAGACCAAATAACCATGTCCGAAGAAACACTGACCGAAGTGGATTCACCGCAAGCCATGCGGGAGTTCATGGAGGAGATCCGCGAGAGGGCGAAGCACCTCCCGAGGGGATGCGTTGAGAACTGTAAACCCCATGTTGCTGCCAAGGCACTATGGATGCTGGCACAAGGAGCTAGGATAGCCGAAATTTCGCGCATAACGGGTTTAGGGCATGAGACCATCCGCAGGCTAGAGTGGGAACACACTGACACGCTGGAGACCCGTAGGAAGCAATTCTCTATCCGCTACGCTATGGCGGCTGCGGAGTATACAGATCTCCTGTTTCAGAAGTCCGAGCAACTAGCAAATGACCCAGATCAGCTTAAGATGATCTCGCCGGACAGGCTTGCCCTTACGGTGGGCATTATGACGGACAAGGCATCGCAGCTATCAGGCATGGCCACAACGGTTATTGAGCATAGGCGCGGGGCATCTATCGACGATGCTGCTAAGATGATCGAGGAGGCACGCATGAGGGTTGCCAACAAGGCCAAGGAAGTCACAGTCGAAGCTGAAGTGATCGAATGATTTGGAGGAAACATCCAATCCTTGCCCCGCCGTCTGATGACGAGATCGCGGTAATGGAGCCGGAAGAACTGGTTGCCCTGCACAAGGTCTACCATGAGGCAATTGAGAATGCTGACAAAGACCCATATCGGTATGGGTTTAGACTGCCACATTGGAGTAGGGCCGAGGAACAGCTACAGAGCGTAAGCGAGGTAGTGGCATTAGGAGGTAACCGGAGCGGCAAAACACAATGGGGAGCTTTTTGCGTTGTTCGTGCTGCGATTGATAACCCGCAGTCCGAGATCATGTGTTTCGCGCAGACCACAGAGGTCAGCATCCGGCAGCAACAGAAAGCTGTGTGGGGGTGGTTGCCAGCGGAATACAGGGTGAAGCAGACATCTGCTAATGCCTACATCAGCTACACCCAGAAAAATGGGTTTACTGACAACTCGTTAATCCTACCCAATGGATCACAGATTATTTTCAAGACATACAGCCAATACCAGAACAACCCTACAATCCTAGAAGGTGCTGAACTTGGCAGCCGCGCCCCAGTATGGCACAACATTGGAGCTTGGGCCGACGAATATTTATTAGGGCCAGAGCTAATCAACACGTTGCGCTTCCGATTGGCCACCCGTGACTCTAAATTACTTCTGACCTTTACTCCTATTGACGGATACACAGAGGTGATCAAGGAATATCTAGACGGGGCTGAAAACATTGAGGTGCGCGAGGCCGAGCTTCTCAATAACGAGATGGTTCCTTATGTCCAGAAGAGCAAAAAGCGCAACGCCTCGATACATTACTTTCACAGTAAGGATAACCCGTTCGGGGGCTATGAGCGGATTCGTGAAACGCTAGTAGGCAGACCAAGGGAAGAGATCTTGATCCGCGCCTATGGTGTCCCAGTTAAATCCCATGCCACCAAGTTCCCCAAGTTCAATAAGGCAGTAAACGTTATCAAGGCAGATCAAGTTCCCAAAACGGGAATCACAAGATACCACGTTATCGACCCTGCTGGTGCTAAAAACTGGTTCATGTGCTGGATCGCCGTAGATGGGTCTGGTACATTCTACGTCTACCGAGAGTGGCCGGGAGTGGATGTTGGCGACTGGGCCGAGTGGAAGGCTGGGAAGTGGCAGCCGGGGCCGGGCGCAAAGGGACAAGGGTTTGGCATCAAGGACTACATCGACCTCATCAAGGAACTAGAGGGAGACGAGGAGATTTTCGAGCGACTTATTGATCCCCGCCTTGGTGCTGCAAAATACCAATCGTCAGACGGGGCATCCAGCATCATTGAGGACTTGAACGATCAAGGAATGGTGTGTATCCCTGCGCCGGGACTAGACATCGACGATGGCCTCCAAGCCCTAATAGGTAAGATGTCTTGGGACACCACAAAGCCCATGGACTCCATTAACCGCCCACACTTTTATGTCACTGATGAATGCGAGAACATCATTCAAGCATTGTCAGAATACACGGGGGAAGCAGGGCTAAAAGAAGCATGGAAAGATCCGATTGACGTGCTACGCTACGCATCCATTGCCGACATCGACCATGTGGATGCCAAAAGAACTTTAGTCACCATACAGGGTGGCGGGGGATACTAATATGAATACCATGAAAAAACGAGGAAGACCGAAGAAAGTTGTGGAAACCGAATTGGAACCACAAGCCGAGCCAGAACAGGTGAAAACCAACGAAACATTTGAAATTAGGGTAATCCGTCAAATGCCTAACCCTAGATGGGTGGCTGGTGACCTAAACGGCGAACTCATTAAAATTGCCATTTCACCAAAGTTCACTAATAAATTAGTTGGCAGAACCATAAAAGTTGGTAGAATCCAACGGGACTTAATAGAACAATTTGAACACATTCCATGAGCGATCCGACTGAAGATCAAGAAATGTCCATGATTTACTTGGACAACGAGCCGAATGTTCCTGCATTGCAGAACGCATTCGATACCTGCCTTCTTGATCTGGAGGAGTACTTTGAGGCTTGTCTGCGATCCTACGAGGAGCGGCGCAACATCTGGGATGGCAAGTCTGAAGATCTGCGTAAACAAGGGCCGAATGCTTTCCCGTGGCAGGGGGCTTCCGACATGGAGGTAAATGTCATTGGTGAGCGGATTGATGCTTACGTTTCCATCCTTGACCAAGCCCTTGAGCGGAGTCACATCAAGGCGTTCCCAACCAGCATGGCTAGTATCCCAAGGGCGCAGATTGTGTCTGCATTCCTGAAGTGGATGCGTAAGACGTACATCCCTGACTTCAAGAACCAAATGGAACTTGGAGCTAACTACTTGTTGGAAAAGGGGATTATGGTTTCTTACGTTGGGTGGACTCGCGAGAAACGCACCTACAAACAATCTGTGACGCTGGAGCAGATCGCCCAGATTGCCCCAGATTTGGCTGAAATGATCGCCATGGGTGGGAATGACGAAATGGTTCTTACGACGATCCAGCAGGCGTTTCCGGCTATTTCCGACAAGCGTGCCAAGAAGGCAATCAAAGAACTTCGCAAGACAGGAATCTCCGAGATCCCGATGCCGCGCAACAGTGTGGACTGCCCGGTGGTTTACGCCTGCGCTCCCGATGGGGAAGTAATCTTCCCACCTTATGTTTCAGACCCACAACGTAGCCCGTATGTGTTCTGGAGAACCTTCCTTACCTCGCAAGAACTGGAGAAAAAGGTGGAGAACGAAGGGTGGGATAGACAATGGGTGGATAACGCCATCTCTACACTTCGGGGTAAGGATTCCTTCTACGTTGATGGGGAGAAACAGAAGACCATCGACCGCTTGCCAATCACGGACGACAACGACCTTGTGATGGTGGTGTACGCGTATCAACGTCTTATTGACGAGGAGGACGGCAGCGAGGGGATCTACTGCACAGTGTTCCATCCTACGACCGAGGGATACGCCAAGCATGAGTTGCTCAATGGATACGACGATTACCCGTTTGTGGTGACACGGCTATCCAACGACCAGAAGCGGATGTATGAGACCATGACGTTCTCCGACATCCTCCGTGGGCCGCAGATGCAGATTAAGACCGAGCGAGATAGCCGAATTGACCGTGCATCTTTGGCAACACTACCGCCGATTATGCACCCAGCAGGACGACCGCCGTCAGACTGGGGGCCGGGACGCAGAGTCCCATACCGCCGTCTTGGTGAGGTGACGTTTGGCCCTGTGCCTCCGTTTGACCCAGGAAGCGAGCGCATTGAATCACAAATGGTACAGCAGGCAGACCGAGCAGTTGGGCTAGACCCCAATTCTCCGTTTTCCGTGGTGCGCCAGCAGTTCATCGTAAACAAGTTCCTTGACCACGTTCGGGACGTTCTCACGTTGGCGTGGAAGCTGTATCAGCGCATGGGGCCGGACGAGGTGTTCTTCCAAGTGACCGGCAATCCCAACCCGCAGATTATGACCAAGGGTAGCGCGGATGATGATTACAGTATCGTTGTCTCGTTCGATACTAAGGAGACAGACCCGGAGACTGCGGAAACACAGTTGAAGAACATGATCTCGTTGATCCAGTTCGACCGCAATGGGCGCATTGACATCAATAAGCTGCTGGAGTTCACGGCTGCGAGCATTAACCCGATCTTTGCTGATTACGTTATGCAGCCTGCGGAGGAAGCACAGGAGAAGCTGATGAAGGATGTGACTGACGACCTTGCCAAGATCTACTCTGGCATCGAGGTTCCAGCCCGTCCTAATGGCGCACAGGTTGCCCTACAGCTTGTCCAAGCTTACCTTCAGCAGCCTGATGTCGCAGCTAGGGCGCAACAAGATCAAGCGTTTGGTGAGCGTCTCCAGAAGTACGCAGGGCAATACCAGTTTATGCTTCAGCAGATGCAAAATGCTGAAATCGGAAGAATCGGAACTCAGCCAGCACAAATGGGTGGGGCAACAACACAAGGAATGCAACAAGGATAACTTATGAAAAAAGGAAAATCATGTGGCTGCGGCCACGAAAAGATGGAGCGTAAAGGCAAAGGTAAAGGCTATGTCGAGGTTGAGATCAAGATGAGCCGTATGCCAAGAAAATCTAGCAAAAAGAAATGATTGGAGAACTGCCACACCAGAAATTTAAGCGCAAGATGCGTGAGGAGTCCAAGAAAAGAAAATCTGGGGCAGTCCCCAAGGTATCCAAGGTTCGCAAGCAAGTAACAAAAGTAAAGTGACATGAAAAAGGTGAAAAAGATGATCAAACGAAAGGATGGCTCATACTCCGAACGCGGACTATGGGATAATATCCGAGCCAACAAAGGGTCTGGACGCAAGCCGACCAAGGAGATGCTACGACAAGAGCGCAAGATCCGCGCTATGGAAAAGAACAAAATCTAACCAAATACTATGACACCGATACCAAAACCAACAATCCAACAGGCAGTCGAAGGGCTGCGTGATAGGGATGAATACAAGGTAATCTTGCAATTCCTTCGGGATGAGCGCGAGCGATTCTTTGGTGATCTGCGGCAATGTAGTAGTGAGCAAGAGGTTATGAAGGTGGCAGGAAGCATTGCTACTCTGGATGAGATGCTGCAATTACTATCTTGACATTTTCCATAATTTGAGTTTCATATCGGCTCGGCGGGTTTTTCGGTGTTCCCGCCTTATTGGTTAGTTGGGCGGGTCGGGGGTTTAATAACTCCCGGCCCTGCTCATTTCTAGGGGTGTTGACATATTATTAGTTTTATGTTTGTCTCACCACGAACTCGCCACCGCCGGGCGTTAACTGGTGTAAATAGACATGACAGCACAAAATCCGTCGGACGCTGGAGACGCTAAAACCAGTGGGGAAAACTTGAGTTTCGAGGAGCTTATGTCTCAACGAATCCAAGCATCACAGGGACAATCAGAACCAGAGCCAGAGGAGGCCGAGGAGACTGAAGAGGTAGAGGAAACTGAGGAGGTTGAATCCGAAGAAGAGACTGCCGAAGAAGTTGACGAGGAATCTGAAGAAGAAGGTGAAGAAGAGTCTCAATCAGACATAGATCTGTTGAGTCTGTCTCCAGAGCAAATCAAAGAGTTAGCCAAGAAAGGCAAGAGCCGACTTCTTGAGCGGATCGGGGAACTGACCGCGAAGAACAAAGCCCTTGAAGAGAAGGTTAGCACGATTGCCGAGAAGACAGTTCGGGAGATCCCCAAGGAATCCAATCCATTTGGTGAAATCGACTCCGTTGAGGGGTTGCAAGCCAAGTACAAGGAACTTGAGGAGACGCTTGAAACAACGGATCGCATTCTTGAGGAACACGAAGATTATGGCCTCGATGACATCATCGTGGTTGGAAACTCCGAGTTCACCAAGAGACAAGTTCGCAAAGCGAATCGCAATGCAAGGGATGCAATTACGAAGTTCTTGCCGGCCCAGCATCAAGAAATTGTAAAGAGCCAACAGATCGCAAGTCTGACGGAACAATACAATACAGCGGCTCGCAAGGAGGTTCCAGAGATCGAGGATGCAGAATCCGATGTTGGAAAGAACTTTCAGAATATGTTGTCTGATCCGTTGGTTGGCAAGCTGAGAAAAGAAATCCCGGAGCTTGGGATGCAGATTGAGTACATCCTTGCTCACGCTGCAAAGTCTATCTTTGGCAGAAAATCCAAACTTGAGACTGGCATGGGATCGAAGTTGAAGGCGAGTCCGCCCTCTTCACCCAATGGGGCCGGGGCTGCAAGATCTGGGAAGAACGTCAAGGTTAAGGCTAAAGAAGCCTACTCTCGTTTTGAACAAACAGGTAGTGTGGAAGATTTTGTTGCCGCCCGAATTGCACAATTTAAGTGAACAACATAGAAAGATAAAACAATGCCTATTAGCACTACATATCAACCGTCGGCTCCCGCCGCGAAGACTGGGGTAGGCCCAGCCATCGGCAACCGGGAGGATCTTAGCGATGTCTTGACGATTCTCGCTCCTGAAGAAACCCCAATCCTTTCGCTCTGCGCCAAGGGTAAAGCCACCTCGACCTTCCATGAGTGGGTTGTGGATAGCCTTGCTGCTCCAAGCACTGCTGGTATCGCAGAGGGTGCAGACGTTACTGCATTTGACGACAAGTTCTCTGGTCGTGCGCGTCTTGGGAACTACACCCAGATCTTCCGTCGTGATTATCTAGTGTCGAACCTGCAGAACGCTGTGACTAGTGTCGGCCCTGCGAACGTGGCCCAAGCTGAAGCCAAGTGTATGCGCGAAATCAAGCGTGACGCGGAAGCTGCCATTTGCTCCAACAACGACCGATCGGTTGAAGATGGTGCTAGCACTCCGTATGCCCTTCGCGGACTTGGTGACTGGCTCGACTCCGCTGGCCCGTCGGATGTTCCGGCTGCCTTCCGTACGCCATCAGGCTCGATCGTTACCACAACGCTCACGGAATCTGGTTTCAACGATATTCTTGGTTCCATTTTCGCCCAGACCGGCGAAATCGGCAATCTTACGCTTGTTGCCAACGTTGCGCTTCGCAAGGTTGTTGCCAA